TTAAACGGTATAACTACGGTCTCCAAAACCGTCATTGTGGGTTCGATTCCTACTATCCCTGCTTAACTGAATATTTTGGCGGTATTGGTGAAGTTTGGTTAACACACCGGTTTGTGGGTCCGGCACGCGTGGGTTCGAATCCCACATACCGCCCTTTTGATTAGGTTAATTACTTAATCTTAACTATTTGGTGGTATAGCCAAGTGGTAAGGCAGAGGTCTGCAAAACCTTTATCATCGGTTCAAATCCGATTACCACCTTTTAGTTAGCTGATGCCTCTGTGGCGGAATTGGCAGACGCGCTGGACTCAAAATCCAGTTCCCGTTGAGGGAGTGTGGGTTCGACCCCCACCGGAGGCATACTATTGCTTTCGTACAAAAGTGTCAGCTAAGCTAATGAAATAGGAGAAAGCTTGTTAAATCAGGCTTCCTCCTATTTTTTTGGTTTAAATTGTTAAGTATTTGAAATAGTGTAAAATGGTATGAATTTGTAGACTTGGGACACAAACGGGACACAACTTTTTTTACATTTGATTTAGTACAGAGATTATTTTATCGTTGCTCTTTTGTCGATATTCATCAATTAAATAAGCATAGGTATCAGTTGTTGTTGATATATTATTATGTCCTAATCTTTTACTAATGACATAAAGATCTATATCATTAGCGAGTAGTAGGGCAACATGACTATGTCGCAAACTATGAAAATGGAAATTATCTTTTTCTATATGAAGCTCAGACATTATTTCATGTAATTTTTCGTTGAGTGGTCCACTTGTAGGAATAGTTCCAAACTGATTCATAAAAACAAGATTACTTGGTGCGTTGATTTTTAATCTATGTAGTAATTGAAGAAGTTTTTGATTTACTTTAATCTTGCGAACTGATGACTCGTTTTTAGTTGGTTTAAAACGATGAGTCTTGAAATGCTCGTCAGTTTCGCCTTTATCTTTTGTTTCTTTCCAAGCTTTATCAATATTGATAATATGATGAATAAAATCGATATCATTCCACGTCAAAGCCTGTATTTCTTCTTTACGCATACCGGTATAAATTGCGGTGACTATCATGTACCGACTAGTATATCTTCTATTGGTTATACCATTAATTGTTTGATTAAGGATTTGTTTAATCTCTTTTATATTGGGGTATTCAACATTTAGTGAACGATCCTTATCCGCAGTAAGAGATATATTCTGGGTAAAATCCTTAGTGATATAATCATCAAGAATTGCTGATTTAACACAGGACCTAATTATTGAATTTAATTTTTTTACGCTAGATGGAGCGTGATTACTTCCATATTGATTAATAAACTTTTGGTAATGAGTCCTTTTAATTTCCTTAATATTAGTCTTGTTGAAGTAACTTTCTAGTCGTTTGCCAACATTATTATAACGATTTAGTGTTTTACTACTTAGTTTTGGTTCTTTGTAGGTTTTGACCCATTCCCAATAATAGTCTGTCAAACTTATGGTTTTACTAATATCTAATCCATTATTTAACGCCATTTGTTTTTCAAGGGCCCACTGTTTTGCGAGTGCTTTAGTTGTAAATCCATCTTGTGATTTTGAATGCCTTTTCCCATCAGAATCATACCAACGGATACGAGCACTCCAATGATTACTTCGTTTAAATATTTGAGCCATACTTGTCCCTCCATTATTAAATTGTGTATAATGAAAGGGTTGATAATATTTGTTTGGACGCAATTAATATCAACCCTTGGTCCACTGACAGCTGCAACTGTCGGTGGGCTTTTTTGTTTACTAGCTTTTTATGTCATCGAGTAGTTGGACAAATAAAATATTAGCTATTGTACATTAACTTTAAACTTTGCTGCCTTCTCAGTTGAAACAAGAGGGGCAAATTGTAGTTCAATATTACCTAGCTTATTGGTACCAAATCCGGTTGTAACATCCGCTTCCTTACCAGCTGCAACTGAGTCTAAAGTGTTATCGATAGGATAAGTTTTTAGTTTAGTATTATCTGGGCCATATGCTTCTAGGTCGGTTCCAATTGGTAAATCCTCATCTGAGTTGTTCTTTACATGATAAGTAACTTTGATAACATTTGCAGGCTTATCATCAGCAAATTCATTACGTTCATCAGTTGTTTCTACAGATGTAAGGGTGTACGTTACTTTACCAACTTTTACGGTATCACCAACTTTATAGTAAGCTGTTTTTTTAGTGGATGAATTAGAAGAGTTTTCTTTTGTTCCGCCATTACTACCACTTCCCATACTTCCACCGATAGCAAGAACTAAAACAACTACAATTATCCAGAACCAAACACGTTTATAGAATGGTTTCTTTTCTACGTAAGTTTTTCCGTCTTCGCCTTGAATCTTTTTTGCCATTGTAAAATGACCTCCCTAATATAATTCAGCTTTTATTGTCATCAGGGTTTGGACAATAAGACTATTTTGAATTAAGTTTGCGTAGTTGATTAATAATCTCTTGATTTTGACGCATTAAAATATAATTTTGTTCAATCATTTCTTGATAATACTGAGTTAAATACTGTGATTGCCGATCAAGAATTGGAGCAGAACCAGAAAGCTTTTTTGAAATTGCAATTTTACGCAAGGCATCATCGTATTCTTTATCCACATCTTGTAGATTGTTTTCATCTACAAACTTATCTACGTCTTTTTTCCAACCATCTTTTCCATTAAAAATACTCATTTATCTTAACCTCATATTTTTTCAATTTTTACATTCTTTCGTAGATCAAACCTATAACCCTTATATGCAAAAGTTAATCCACGTTTTACCCGATAGTTATTAATTGCGTCAGTTAAATACTCAACATCAACATTACAGTAATCAGCAATTTCATCTAATTCCCAGAGGCCATGATTATGACAATAGATAAGTTTATCTAGGCTAACAGCTCTGGTCATTGCTAACGAACGTGCTTTATGTTCTTGCTTTCGACTATCTACAGTATCTTCGGCAACAATATCTCCAACTGTTGTATCATAATGTGCAATTTCTTCTTGAAGGGTTTCATACATCTTGGTGCTGCTTACCGAAGGATTCAATAAAATATCGCCATCAAAATATAAGCCTGCAAGATGGTCTGGCATTTCTTGATGATAACTAATGTTTATATTAGGGTACTCACTAGCTAATTCTTCATAAGCATACATACATATCACTTCCGAGCCTTTTTCAAATTTTCGATAAAATTAATAATTTGCTGGCGTTCTTCTTCTGGGGTGTCGTCGTCAATATGAGCAGCTATAGTAGTAGCTGCTGTGTTTTCTTTATGAGGACGTTCTACTAACTCAGCTTTGCTTACACCAAAATAATTTGCCATCATTTCAATTTTATCGATTCTTGGATACGTTTCACCTTGAAGCCATGCGGACAGGGTAGTGTAACTGAATCCTAAATCAGCAGCAAGTTTGCGACGTGACACCCCATGACTGTCCATAAGTCTTTGGATGTTTTTCGCCATAATTTCTTTGTTTCCTAAATCACTCATACCGAATGGCCTCTCTTCTTATTATCTGTATATTAGTTATTGTACACTAAAACGGTAATAAAATCCTCTTTTTTTACAATAAATTACATTTTTTCGGTAATTTATTATTGACATTACATTTTAACTGTAATAATATTGTTGGTGTTGAAAGGAGGTTAAGCAATGAAGTTAACATTAAAAGCACTCCGCGTAAACGAAAATCTAACGCAAGAAGAAGCCGCTAAAAAGGTTGGCGTAAGTAAGTATACGTGGGCAAATTACGAGATTGGGAAAACTTATCCTGATGTTCCAACTATCAAAGCTATTGAGCAAGCGTTTAATGTCAAATATAATGACATTCTTTTTTTACCGAATATTACAGTTTAAATGTAATTAATGAAAGGCGGAGATTAATTGCAACACATTGATTCAGAAGTTCAACGTAGATTTGAACTCTTACAAAAAAGAGTATCCGGACATTAAGTTCCGATGAGCAGGAGCAAGTGATTCTGTAATTCGTTGCTGCGTTTGGGAAGCTTGTCGCATTGCTTCATAAGCTTCTGGCGGAATGCTATTTACAATGCGAGTACTAGCTGCAAGAGCTTCCTCATAACTGTAATGAGTAGTAATAGTAGTCACCTCCTTTCGTGAGGGGATGCAATTATTTTATCAAAAAAGGACGGTGTTATTAATGCAAGCTTTATTAGACGAGCAAGATTACCAAACGATTACTGATGAAGTGCTTAGACGAATTAAGGAACGATACACCTTGGTTCCTAAAAGCCATAATCAAATTGGCGATTGGGTCGGTATTCAAGAATTTACTAATTTGTTGCCTGTCAAAAAGGACAAGGAGTGGGTAAGGATGTTTATCTTATCGATTCCGGCGTTTAAAAATTGGGTAATCAATTTGAATGCGGGGAGTGGTTACCCAACTAGGGTGAATAAAACTGAAGCAATGGCTTGGATAAAAGATCACCGAGCCGAGATTGATTGGAATCAGTCTTTACCACGTTAGGAGGTGACTAGATGGCATTGCTAATTGGATTACCAATATTAATTATTGCGCTGTGTTTATTGTATGCGGTGATTTACAGCTTACTTTATGAACGGAATGAACCACTGCTATTAAAGCCAAAATATCGGAAGAAACATTGAAAGGAGGTGAAGGGATGAACAAATTAATTCCGCTGATCATCGGCGCATGGGTAATGTATTGCACGATGGTTGGTAGTTATGACGGAGCAATCGCAATCCTGTCAGTATATCTATTACTAATTGTTATTGATCCGCTAAATAAAAAAAGTACGACCGCCGCAAACAGTCGTACCCAAAAATAAATATTTTACGAGGTAATTATATATGAATGAACTAAATTTATCAAAGCTTAATGCTGAAATTGGCGATAATTGTGTGTTTGTATCACACTTAGCCACTCAATATCAAGCAGCAAGCACTCCAGAAGAGCGAATGGCAATGGCTATCAAGATGGAAAACGCAGCCACCATGTTACGAATCGCAGCCGAACGGTTAGCAACGGAAACTAAGAATGTTTACGGAGGTAATCAACATGAAGCAAACTGAAATTCATTTAGTGACTATTCCGAATAATCCTAATCGTTTTAGCTGTGAAGTGACCGGTAATACTGACGATTTAGCTAAGATGCTTGTTGCCGGTCTAACTTATCATCCTGAACTACTCAAAAAAACATTTAAAGGGATTTTAGAAAAAGGTGTGTGGAGGTAAAGATAATGACTAACGGAGAAAAAATTAATGCAATTAAAGCGATCCTTGGACCAGAATACGAGGAAGTAGCCATTTTCGCTGCTAAAAAATCAGAAATTCGTGACGAACGAACAATCTCTTTGATTGATGGCGATGATGGAACGGTAGCTGCAATGATTATAAATTATCTAAATACTAGCCCGGTTACAACTTCAATTATTAAGGCAACGATTGGAACTTTGAAGACTGACCCATTTGCCGATTTGCTTTCTCAAATCTTCTTAGGAGGTAAGGACTAATGAATTTATTTGAACTTAACGATAATTATAAAATACTAGCTAACCGTGATGACCTTGACCCGACAATTTTAAAAGACACCCTTGATGCAATTAAGGATGACCGTAGGAATAAGCTAGATAATTTAGCGACATGGGCTGATCGCTTAAAGTCTGAAATTGAGTTCCTAGATGCAAAGCAAAAGTCATGGCGTGAAGAAATTACTTACCGGAAGAATAAACTGACTTGGATTAAAAAGTATATCACTGATGTCCTCGATGATGCTGGAATTAAGAAAATGGCAACTGAAAACCACTTGCTTAGTGCCCGTAACTTTAAGGCTTCGACAATCATTGACAGTGATAAAAAGCTTCCAGATAAGTTTAAAATCACCGAAACAACTACCAAACCAGATAAGCAGGCTATTTACGAAGCGCTTAAGGCTGGGGAAGAAGTACCGGGAGCACACTTGAAAGCTAACCGGAACACGGTGATTAAGTAATGTTTAAGCTCCGTGATTACCAGCAAGAAACGATTGATAACATTACTAAATCAATTCATGCGGGTCACAAGTCAATCATGGTACAGCAACCACCAAGAACTGGGAAAACAGTAATCATGGCAGATATTGCCAGACGAGCCACTGCTAAGGGTAATCGAATATTATTCGTAGTTCATCGTCAGGAAATTGTCCAGCAGGTTATCAAGACGTTCAAAACTAATGATGTAAATATGGATTTAGCTAAAATCGGTATGGTTCAAACGATTACTCGACACGTTAATAATCTAGACCCACCGGCGATAATCTTTGTTGATGAGGCCCATCATGTTCTGGCTAAATCATATCGAAGGATTCTTGATGCTTTTCCGAAAGCTTATAAGTTACTGTTTACCGCTACTCCTTATCGGTTAGGTGGACAGGGTTTTACTGATGTGGCTGATGATTTAATTATTGGCAAATCAGTCCCCTGGTTAATTGACCATCACTTTTTAGCACCAGTTGATTATTACGCTCCTTCGTATATTGACACTGCCAAACTAAAAGTAAAACAAACTGGTGAATTTGATGAGAATTCAATCAAGGAAGCCATGAAGCCGAAAATCTATGGAAATGCGGTAAAGCACTACTTCAAACTAGCTAAAGGAATGCAGGCAATTGCCTATACTTACAACGTTGAGAGTGCTCGTCGATTAGCTAACGCATTTAACGGATATGGCATTTCGGCAAAAGCTGTGTCCGGAAAAACTCCGAAAGATGAGCGAAAGAAAATTATTGAGGAATATCGACAAGGAAAAATTCAAATCGTAACCAATGCAGAGCTATTTACCGAGGGGCTAGATCTCCCTAATGTTGACTGTGTGATTATGCTACGCCCAACGCAATCATTATCCCTGTACTTACAGTTTGCAATGCGGTCAATGAACCCCCGCAAAGGTAAGACAGCAGTAATTATTGACCACGTTGGAAATGTACAACGATTTGGATTACCGACTGATGATAGGCAGTGGTCATTAGAAGGCAAGGGAAAGGATAAACGACAATCAGGAAGCACAATCAAACCTGTATCTGTTTGTCCGACTTGTTTTGCGAGTTTCTATCGTACCAACGATATCTGTCCTTATTGTGGCTCACCACTAGGAGAAGAAAAAGGAATTGAAGTCGTTGACGATGTGCAACTGAAAAAAGTTGCTAAGTCACGACTAGCAATTATTAAACAAATTCAATCGTCAGCAATTATGAATAATGTTGCTGGCAAGCGTCCAAACGAATTGAATAATCTGAAAGAAATACAGGCCTATGCCAAATTAAAAGGGTATAAACCAGGCTGGGCTTACCACTACGCTAAACAGCGTGGATTTATCAAGAAATGAGGTTGATATTAATGAGTATTTTGCCACCAAACAAACCACAGAAAGTACGGAAAGTACCACGAAATTATTTTATTTACGGGGACACGATGTCCGGAAAATCTTACTTAGCGGAACGGTTCCCAGCACCGCTATTCCTAAATACTGATGGAAATAGTGAAATGAACACCGCACCATCAATTCAATTGAAGAATGTCCGGAAGAGTGATGGATCACTTAAGAAGTCAGTGATTGACCAATTAGATGAAATTATCCTAGCTCTGGGAACCGAAAAGCATGGTTACAAGACAGTGGTCATTGATGTTATTGACGATGTAGTAACGCTGATTGAACAGGCTATCTGTTATGACAATGGCGTGGAAACACTAGGCGATGTTCCATACGGAAAAGGGTACGCCAATTTAATACTGTTTTCCAAGCATTTGTTACTGAATTAAAAGCACTTCCACTCAACACTGTTTACATTAGCCGACTAATGACGTTGACTGATGAAACTTCCGGACACACGGAAGATAGACCATCATTGAAGCAGAAGTACTACAACGTGGTTAACGGTAACTGTGACCTAGTAATTGAAACGAAACGGTTTGGCGATCGTTACATCCGAATGGTTAAAGATCGACGAATTCACTATGTCAAAGATGATATTACTGATCCGGCAATTTTACGAGTGCTGGAACATGTAAATGGTGTCTTTGATAAGCCAAAGCAGACTACTACAAAAGAGCAGAATGAAATTGTTAACAAAATTAAAAAGCAAAATGTAAAGGAAGGTTAATGAATTATGAGTTTACGAGATGCAATGAATAAAGCTACTGAAGGTTTTGATCCAAAGAATGATTCAGTTAATAAATTTAAGGGACTGGAAAGCGGTAAGTATACCGTAGCCGTTGCTAAGGTAGAAAATCATGAAACGCCTTGGAATGCGGAACAGCTTAATTTTGAATTAGAAGTTGTTGACGGTGAAAGTGCCGGCCCAAAGGAATTCTTACAGATTGGATTAGACGAATTAACCACTAAGGGTAATCCTAATCCGATGCTAGAAACTAATTTACGATTGGTTTCTAAATTAGCAGCAATCTTAGGTGTTGAAATTCCTGATGAAGTTTGGGATGACGATACTTTAATTTATGAAAACTTAGCTAAAGCATTCCAGCCTGCAGTAGGAAAAGTCATGTCAATGGACTTAAAAGTTCGACCAAACAAGAAGAATCCTCAATACCCATACCGTAATTATGACTTTGAAGAAACAGAACAACCGGAAACGCCAGAAGTTGAAGATGATGGAATGCCCTTTTAAGGGTGGGTTGCGAAAAGCATTAGAAATGAAAAGAAAGCAACAAGTTCAGGACGAAGAAGAATGGGAAGAATATTACCATAACTGGTATTAGTTCTAATTAAGGCAGTGACCTATACACCGAGCGGGTGAAATGCCCGCTATTTTTCTAGGAGGTCAAGATGAAAAATTTAGTTAATTACGCCTTGGCTTACCAAGCTAAAGGATTGAGTGTCCTCCCAATTGCTGGTAAACGTCCATTGATTAAGTTTGCTGATCGGGAACCATTGACTGCAGATGAAATTAAAGCACTTTGGCAGAAACATCCCTTTGCTCAGATAGCTTTGCGGACTGATAAATTCTTTGTAGTTGATATTGACCGCAACCATGAAGACAATGTTGACGGTTTTGATTCGATTAAACAACTACCAGCCGAATACTTTCCAGAAACGTTGACCCAAACCACAAGGCACGGTGGCCGACAATTATTCTATCTAAAGCGGTCAGATATGCGGGTTAATCAATTAATCGGTTATCTTCCGGGCGTTGATGTAAAGGCTCATCAGAATAACTATGTCGTGGTTGCCCCGAGTGATGGTTATAAATGGTTGAATAAAAATCCGATTGTGACGGCTCCTAAATCATTAGTGGTAAATATTAATCAGATGCGAGCCAGTAATCGCCGTAGTTCTCCTGATGATTTAGTAATTAAACCACGTGAGCGAAATTCGACTACTGACTTACTTGAAACGATTGCCAATGGGTTAGGTGATAAAGGGATGCGTAATAAAACCTTAGCTGGAATGATTGGTGCCCTGTTATTCCGAGGAGTTGAAGCTAAGGCTGTGTACCAATTAGCGATGATTTGTAATGAAAACACACCTGATCCGCTTCCAGAAGACGAAGTAAATCGAACGTTTAGGTCAATGCTTAACCGGGATATGAGGAATGGAGGTGAACTGCGTGGCGGATAATGTGATTCGCAAACCAATTGATTTTGAATTAAATACTCAAGGAAATCCCAAGACTAATAGTTTGAAGAACGTTGGCTTAATCCTTGATGGTGATCCGTTACTGCATGGCACCTTCAAATATAATGAGTTCGCTTATTCAATCGATGTGGTTAAGGATATTCCACAACTCTTTATTGAAAAGGGCCAGCTTGATGATAGCTATTCGGCCATTATGCTTCGCTACATTGAAGATGAGTATGGCGTGATGTTTCAAGAAAGGTTGTTGAATATGGCGATTACTGTTGAAGCAAAAAGCCACCCCTACAATCCCGTCAAGGAGTATATGGAGAAGTGTTATAAGGACTGGGACCACAAAGAACGTATCAAGGACTTTTTACCAGTTTATCTAGGAGCTCCAAGTAATGAAGTGACGACACTGCAAACAAAATTGTTTCTTGTTGGTGCAGTGATGAAAGTCTATAAACCAGAAAGCAAGTTTGACTGGGTATTTGATTTAGTCGGTGGCCAAGGTGTTGGAAAAACTACCTTACTTAAAAAACTAGCCCATGGTTGGTACACGGACCAATTCACGGACTTTAAGGATAAGGATAGTTTTGCCAACATGCTACGAGCATTGATTGTTAACGATGATGAAATGACGGCAACTAATAATTCTGATTTTGAAAACTTGAAGAAATTTATTTCAGCCGAAGAATTAGAGTTCCGGCCACCATATGGACGACATACAATCCGCCGGCCAAAGAATTTTGTTATTGCGAGGACGACCAATGAATCGACTTACTTAAAAGATAAAACTGGTGAAAGGCGATTTCTGCCAAACATGGCCGATAAATCCAGAGCGATGGCAAATCCGGTCACGGATCTAGACGATAAGACGGTTAGTAATATCTGGGGTGAGGCTGTCGACCTCTATAAGAAAAGCTTTTCCTTCATGTTGACGAAGGAGCAGCAGAAACTCATTGAGGACAATCGAAAGATATTTATGTACATTGATGAAACTGAAAATCAAATTGAACGAGTGCTTACTACTTGGGATGATGATTGGATTGAAAGTTCAGAAATTGCTCACGAGTTAGGAGAAGATAATCTGGTTAAGAATCGCTCATTAGCAAAGAAGATTAAGTATGTGATGGATAACCGGAGTGATTGGAAAACGGGATATAAGAAGATGAAGGGCGTTGTTCATCGTGGATATCGAAAAATTGAAGGTTTACAGTAGTTTGCACTGGTTTACACTTAAATTCTTTTAGTGTAAACCTCTATAAACGTTGATATATCAGTGATTATCTGTTGTTGGTTTACACTACTACACTATTTTAATAATAATAATAAAAATATATATAAGACCTATATATGCTTTATAAAAAGTTGAAAACAAGTGTAAACCTGTAAACCATCGTTCAAAGCCTTGTGGCAGTAAGAATAAAAGTGATTTGATTACTGTAAACCTAGTGTAAACCAGGGGAGGTTAATGATGAAGAATAGAATTAAAGAGTGTCGAAAGGCAATGGGAATAACTCAATCAGAATTAGGTAATATCGTTGGTCTAACTAATAATACAATATCCAGATATGAACTCAATGAGCGTGAACCTAATTTAGTAATGTGGGAACGGCTTGCTAGAGCTTTGCATGTTAGCCCATCTTATTTAGTGGGGTGGTCTAATGCTAAGTGAACATAAAATTCAAAACGATATCCGGGTAGCCTTGTCAAAACATCAGTGTACAGTGTTCCGGGTAAACGTTGGTTCGGTAAAAACACCAGATGGAAGATTTTTTTCAGCTGGTGTACCTAGTGGCCATCCGGATTTATATGGATTTCGTTGGTCAGATCATCAAGTATTTTACATTGAAGTGAAGAATGAAAAAGGCAAGCCGAGAGCGGATCAAATTAGATTTCATGAAATGTTAACTAAACGAGAAATTATTCATGGAATCGCTAGGTCTGCTGGGGATGCAGTAAAAATTGTTGAGGAAGGATTGATTGGCTATGGCTTTTAGTATCATCTCTAATGCTATCTTTTCCTTATTATGGCTGCGGTTAATTAGATATATCCAACGCGATTATCAGGAAACCCAAAGTCGAGGATTGCTAGTTGCAGAAATTATTGTGGTATTAATTTGCTTTACAATTAGCATCTTGTGGATAAGGAGCACGCTATGAAACAATACGCGGAGGTTGTAAATGATTAATTATAAGTGTTTCGGAAAAGTTGGTCCTTGTTTGTTTGTTGTTGATGGCATAGGCAAAGATGGTGAAGCATATTATCTTAACGTCAATGTAAAGCGACGGGCTTATTCCAAGATTAAGCGTACTCGTAAGCGGCAGATTGCTAAGGCTAAGCATATGATGGCTTGGCACAATCATACGAGTTATGAGTGGTCACAATATGGGCACAAAATAGCTAGAAAGCCTAAGAGGTGGAAGAAATGACCGATAGATTTGATAAGCCAACATTAACTAGGATTATCAGTAGTGGTTATCCGGTGGAAGCAAAAGTAGCTCAAATCATTGCATTACATGAATTGCAGCGAATACACCAATTAAATGAAATTGGACACGTTATTGATACTGCCAAGGAGAACGAATTATGAAATTAACTGAAAAGCAAAAGAATTGTCCGTACTGTCACGGTAAGAAAGACATAATTAATACTTTGCACTATGGCGGTTTAGGGAGCGTGCTGGGTCAAGTTGTTCATATTGAAGGTGACAGGCTAGTCGTTGAAGAAGAAACAATTGAGTCTAAAAAGATTAATTGGTGTCCGATGTGCAAGCGACCACTGAACGAGGAGGAAGAACAATGAAAGTACATTATATTCATGCAACTGATCCAGAAGAATTTGACAAAAACGTAAATGAATTCATTAAGGATAAGAAAGTAATTGATATTAAGCCTTATCCTATGGTGGATACTAATTCCGATGCTAATTACACTAACCCCGGATTTAGCCTGTATTATCTTGATTGCGTTGTTATGTATGAGGAGGAAGACTAATGCTACACAAATACAGAAAAACAGCCTTAATCGAAGCTGAACAGTTCGATGGTTCTGATGAAATGATAAGAAAGTATCACATTAAGTACTATTCTCCAGGTGATGAATATAGTTTTTACACAAAAGAGGGAGCTTCGATATTAAATATAGGCGATTGGATTGCTACTGGAATTGATGGTGAACACTGGAGAATTGAACCAGATATATTTAAACGGACTTATGAGAGGGTTAATTAATGGAAATTAAATGTGGTAACCAAAAAATGGAAGCTTATCCAGTGGAGCCATTCGTTTATGAAGTGGTAGCTGATGGTAAGAAAGAATTTTATCAAGCAGCATGGGATGCCTTTAGATCTGATTTGCATATGAAAAATGCGACAGCAAAAATTATTAAAATACCGGTTACTCCAATGAGTGATTATGAGATCGAGACAGAGCGACTCTATTTTGAATTAGGAGATTTAAGGGACTATCCGCATGTAGAAGAATTTAAGAACGATAAGCCAAAAGAAACTAAGCCAAAGTTCAAAATTACATTTAGCAAAATGATGGATATCTTAACAATAGCTTGGGTAATTTGTATGACTATATTATTAATTACATTAATAATTTCAAACGGGGGGATAATTAAGATGACATTTGAAGAAGCATTAAAGCACGAAGAAAATAATGCACCAGTAACTTATAACGATCAGAAATATTATGTAGTTGGTCATAATGCACTAAATCAGACTTTAACAATTAGAAAGCTGAGCAGTAATCCATTCTTTACTGTTTCAGTTGAAGCTAAACCGGAGGAATTATCATGAGTATTAAAATTAATGCCCAGACAGTGGTATTTAAAGGCCGTTCGTTTGTTGAAAATTCTATACAAGAAAATTGTGAATATTGCCATGCACCGTTTAAGACAATCATGGTGACTAAATCAGTTAAAAATACTGGTGTAGTGGGGTCAGTTAAAAGTGAAATCCCTATTGAAGTTAGTGGGGAATACTTTAATTACTGTCCTAAGTGTCGACGGAGGTTAAATTAATGTTATTTTTAATATTATTACTTGCTGTTTTCGTGTTTGGGTTCCTTCTTGGTAAGAAAAATCCATAATAAAAAGGACCCACCATGTATGATGCGTCCTCGCTTGAAAATATTAACCTTAATTATTATAGCAGATAGCGGGGGTACATCATGCAAACAGATTTGAACTTAGATATAGATTGTTTGAAAACTGCACGGAAGGTTACTGAGTTTCTGGAAAAAAAGCTGGATCGCTATCTAGCTTTATCCGGGAAACAACGATTTGATTTGAAGTCACCTGGAATGGACGGAATGCCTAAAGCACCTAGTTACGGTAACGGGAGCGAAAACCGAATGCTAAATATTTGGCTTGCAGAAGAAGTAGTCGATTGTGTGGGCTGTGCAATGCGTAACATGACAAAGGAATCGCAACGGATATTGTTAAGTCGTTATTCAGATCAGATGTTGACGTATAACATTGCCAGGGAATTAAGCATTAGTTCATCAACATATAGTCGAAAACAAGAAAAAGCGTTATGCGAATTTGCTGATCGTTTTGAATTCCAATTAGTTAAACATGGTATTCACACTGAAATAGATGACTTACATGTTTATCCAGATGAGGAATGATAAATTGATGGGCGATTGTTGAATGAGCAATCCTTGATAAAAATGTGATAATGATATTGTCGAATAATTCGATATTCATATAATAAACTTTCAAAATTATTTGTCCGCAACGACGTTAAACTAGATTTCTAACGTAGTATTTAATCAAGGATGACATTGCGATCATCCTTATTTTTTTCTAATATATATAGATATATTACTATGTTAGGAAGTTGTTTTTATGAGTAAAAAGAAAGATCAAGGCGTTACAGGAAGTCAAACGGTGACTTTTAGAGTTTCCGGTAATGAGATGACCAAAAAGATTGGTTACAATTTAGACTATGTTATTGAAGCTTTTTCTAATGCTGATAATTTAATAAAGAAAACGTATCTAGCATTAAACGACAAAGAAAGATTTATGGAACACGATGCTGAAAAGCTAACGGTCAGACTTACAGAAGTCAAGGAAGGATCTTTACTTTCGGAATTGTGTATACATTACCAATCTATAATTGCTCCTGCAATGCCATTTATTATAAGTAATCAAGATTTTATTATGGAAACTATAAAAGATTCTTATGAATTTCTCAAAGCAAAAATAAGTGCAAAAAAGGAAGGAAAAACTGTGGATGTTATTCAAAAAGCAGGCACAAGCGGAATAAACATTAACAATAATACTGGTACAGTAGTAATCACAACCCCACAAGGCCTTCCCAATGTTGCCGATAAATTAAATACACCTCTTACTGAATTAGCGCAAAGTGTAGATGGCAAAAAAATAACAGGAATTGAAATAGGGGCTCAGGATACGAAATCAGCAAATATTCGGCTAGATGCAAAAGATAAAGATATATTTGGTGGAACAACAGTAACTACAGATGATGAATTCCAATTTTCCGGGAAAATAATTTCTGGTAATTACGAAACTAATCGAGGACGCATTGAAATTTCCAGCAGTGAACATGATGATTTAGAAGCTGGTCAAACATATTCAGTAGAAATTAATCCTGAATTGCATGCAGAAGAAACTTGGAAAGAAATGTTTCTTACAGATCGTCCATACTATGGCAAATGTACATATCAAAGAAATCAAGAGGGGACTTTCAAGGTCCAAAAGTTAATAATTACGGATTGGGATGAAAGTCAATGGAAATAAATAGAAAGTCAGTTTAATCGCTGGCTTTTTATTTTTAAGGAGGTGAGTAGTATTACTCAAAAATTAACACAGAAGCAAAAACGATTTGTCGATGAGTACATTATTTCGGGTAATGCTACTCAGGCGGCAATTAAGGCTGGATATTCTAAGAAGACAGCTGCAGTTACAGCAACCGAAAACCTAAGAAAACCTAATATTAAAGCTGCTATCGAAAAGCGCAACGAAGAAATCAAGTCCGAAAAGACTGCAGACATGACCGAAGTGATGGAGTATCTTACTTCGGTTATGCGTGGTGAGCAAACAGAATCAGTTGCTACTGCTAAGGGCGTTTATGAAGACGTTGAAGTGTCGGCAAAAGATCGCATTAAAGCGGCGGAATTAATCGGTAAGCGTCACGGCGCATGGACTGATAAAAAAGTTATTTCTGGTGATGTTCAGATTGATGTGGGAATGGGGGATTATGATGACGAGGAGTGAAGAACAATGGAGAAAAATCAAAGATCATCCTCATTACTTGGTTAGCAATAAAGGTAATGTTTACAGTGAGTATAAAGGCGGCTTGCTTAAACAGATGAAAGATGCTTATGGATATTCTCAGGTTAATTTAAACCGCCGCTCCAAGAAGGTGCATCGTTTAGTAGCGGAGGCTTTTATCCCAAACCCAGACAAATTGCCTGAAGTTAATCATAAAGACGAAGATAAAAATAATAACCAGGTGGATAACTTGGAATGGTGTACTAGCAAGTACAACATGAATTATGGCGACGTGGAGAAAAGGTCAATTCTTTCACAACAAAGCCATAGCACTTGGAAAATCTATCAATATGATTTAAACGGTAATTTGGTAAAAGTATGGAATTCAGCGAGAGAAGCCGACAGACATGGATTCAACCGTAGAAGTGTGTATCGCTGTTGTGATGGGGAAATAAAATCTTTCAAAGGATACATATGGTCAAGACAAAAGAAGGTGATAGTATGCCAAACATCAAATTAAATTTTCCAAAACCGGCTAAAGTATTCAATAAGCAAATTTTTGATAACTTGTTTGATTACGGTCATTTCGTTGAGGTTTGGTACTGACTTATGGCGGTGCATCTTCTGGTAAATCTCATGGTGTGGTACAGAAAGTTGTACTTAAATCATTGCAACACTGGAAACATCCCCGTAAAGTGCTATGGCTTCGGAAAGTTGATCGAACAATTCAAGAATCTATCTTTGCTGACGTAATTGACTGTCTATCAAATTGGCAGTTGTTACCGTTGTGCAGAGTAAATAAATCAAACCGTACTATTCATTTACCGAATGGTGCGGTTTTTCTATTTAAAGGAATGGATGATCCGGAAAAGATTAAGTCGATTAAAGGATTGTCTGATGTTGTCATGGAGGAAGCGTCTGAGTTTAATCAAGATGATTTTACGCAGCTTACTCTTCGTCTACGTGAACCTAAGCATAAGAAACGGCAATTGTTCTGTATGTTTAATCCAGTTAGCAAATTGAACTGGACTTACAAGCAATGGTTTGACCCGAAAGCAAAGGTTAATCCGGAACGAGTATCAATTCACCAATCAACTTACAAGGATAATCACTTCTTGGACGCTGATAACATTGCAACAATTGAGAACTTAAAACAAACCAACCCGGCATACTATAAGATCTATACACTTGGCGAGTTTGCTACATTGGATAAGCTGGTTTTTCCTACCTTTACTAAACGTCGATTATATCCGGAAGAACCACAGTTGCGTGATTTGCCTGATTTGTTTGGCTTGGACTTTGGTTACAGCAATGATCCATCTGCTTTTACTCATTCCAAGATTGATATGAAAAATAAACGTTTCTATGTTCTTGAAGAATACGTCAAAAAAGGAATGCTCAATAATGAAATAGCCAATGTAATTAAACAAATGGGTTATACCAAAGAAGTTATTACGGCTGATGCAGCAGAACCAAAATCAATTGCTGAATTAAAGCGTGATGGGATATATCGTATTCGACCAGCGAAGAAAGGGCCGGACTCAATTATTCAGGGTATTCAGTTCTTACAGCAGTTTGAATGGATTGTTGATGATCGTTGTGTCAAAACAATTGAAGAATTAGAGAATTATACATATAAGAAAGACCGTAAGACTGGTGAATATATCAATGAACCTGTTGATGCCTACAACCACTGCATTGATAGCTTGCGGTATGGTAGTGCTGAATTTAATGGGTTAGCTAGTCCTAAGGCAACGATATTAAAGAATATTTATATTTGAGGTGGTGATTGAATGGAAACAGTTAATGGTAAAGGACAAATTCTAGACGGTCATATTTTTATTTACCCAGCTGATGAAGAACGAGTAGACATTCATGACTTACAATCATTTATGCGGAGAAACATTCAGTATGCACAAGAGTACAAGCATAATATGCAGATGTATCTGGGTAATCATGATATTTTGAAACAGCAACGGCGGATGTATGGACCAGATAATCGACTAGTAGCAAACCTACCGCATTACATTGTTGACACATACAATGGTTTCTTTACTGGAATACCACCTAAGATTAGTTTGGATGATGAAGCAAATAATAAAGCACTGCAACAGTGGAACGATACCAATTCACTTCAAGATAAATTATCAGAAATTAGCAAGCAAACGGATATCTACGGACGTTCGTTTGCTTTTGTTTATCAAGATGAAGCTTCCAACACTTGTGTTGCTTATGCTTCTCCAGTTGAAGCATTTATGATCTATGACGACACTGTAGCAAGAAAACCATTTGCTTTCGTACGGTACTGGAGAAATACAGAGAGCGGTCTTTGGTGCGGAACGATCTATTATGCTGATGGTATAGAAAACTTTGCAGGAACGTCCGTAGAAGATACAGAAACGCCTAATCCGTATTCAATGGTTCCAGCAGTAGAATTCTATGGTAATGAAGAGCGGCAGGGTGTCTTTGATAACGTGAAAACATTGATTGATGCTTTAGATAAAGTACTTAGTCAAAAGGCAAACCAAGTGGAATACTTTGATAATGCTTATCTTAAAATTCTTGGCTTAGACTTAGATGAAGATGGGGATGGATTACCTGACGCCAATTTAATTGGTAATCAGATGATTTATTCTCCCAATGTGGATGCAAGCAATGCTGATGTTGGTTTTATCAGTAAGCCAGATGGCGACAATATGCAAGAGCACATTATTGACCGGCTAGTTTCGATGATTTATCAGGTGTCAATGGTAGCTAATTTGAACGATGAAGCCTTTGCTGGTAATTCTTCGGGAGTGGCATTGCAATATAAACTCCTTCCCATGCGGAACATGGCAGCAAACAAAGAGCGGAAGTTCCGGCAAGCTCTCCGGAAACTATATCGGGTTATCTTTAGTGCTGGCAAAGTAACGAAAAGCAAAGAAGCTTGGCAAGATTTAGTCTTTGATTTTAAGCGTAATCTACCAATTAATATGGCGGATGAAGCTGATACATTGCAGAAATTATCAGGGATTGTATCCAAAGAAACGGCATTCCGAAATAGTAGCTTAATTGATGATCCTAAGAAAGAAATTGAGCGAATGAAGAAGGAAAAACAGGAAGCAATGGAAGAAGCGTTGAAGTATGCTCCATCTGCTACTGATCAAATGAAGAATGCTGGTGATACCAATGACGACGAAGAATAGTTATTGGGAACGCCGAGCCATTGAAGAGCGAAAGTGGCAGAAAGCTAATCTTGCTGATGACGTCAAATTTAATCGTTTACTAGAACAGTATTACAAGGAAGCTATCGTTCAGATTAATAAGGATATTGACCAGCAATACCAAGCACTGGCTAGCGCTACTGGTGGTTTACGTAGTGCTTACCGGGCAGTTGATGATGCAGATATTCAGGCTTACATGGTTGAAGCACAAAAGGTCGTTAATCAGGCTAATAAATTACGAGCACTTGGCAAAACAGTGACCTATGCTGATTTTAGCGATGAGGTTAACCAGCACATGCGAGTTTATAACGCAACAATGCGAATTAATCGGTTGGAATATCTTAAAAGCCAGATTGGCTTACATTTAACCGAAGCTAATATGAACATTGATGATAGTATGCGATTGAAGCTTACGGATAGTTATGTTGATGAGGTTAAACGGCAAGCTGGTATCTTAGGTCAAACCGTCAAGTTCAATAAATTCTTGATTGCTGACAACATTTCTAAGATTGTAATGGCACAAACAGCTGGTGCTACTTGGTCACAACGACTGTGGGCTAATCAAGATGCGCTTAAAGCACAGTTAGACCATGTTCTCGCTACTGGTTTTATCACTGGTCAAAGTAACCAAGTAATGGCACGTCGGCTAAAGTCACAAATTAAGGACACGGTTAATAATGCTCGCTATGTGACTGAACGGTTAGCACGGACTGAATCGGCAAGGGTTCAATACCAAGCACAGATTGATAGCATTAAAGCTGCCGATTATAAATATGTGAAGTGGTATGCTGAACCTGGTGCTTGCCGTGTTTGCCAAGAAATAGCTGATAATGATCGCTACGATTTAGGTTATGGTGTATTTCCGGTTGATGAAGCTCCATCAATTCCAGTTCATCCTAATTGTCGCTGCAGTATTAGTGCTTACTGGGTAGATGGTAAGGATAATTTAAGCAAAAATGGTAGTAAAAAAGTTAAGAAGTCTTCTGATGCTGAGGATACTATTAATGCATATAGTGATTTTGAAAAGCTAGTGAAAAGCAATTTTAAGATAAAAAATGTTACTGGTATGGAAAAGACTAGCCCAGAAGCATTAAATAAAATATATAGCGCTTTGAATAGAAACTTTAATCGTTTTCCTGCATTAAAAGGAGAACTGGATAGTATTAAAGGATATTCTAAACTTTCTGATAGAGCGCTTGGCGAATACGTTTCTAAGGAAAAGATGATGAAAATTAATGTTGCTAAAATAGATGGATTTTCTGAAGAACTTAGCAAATGCGTCAAGAGTGGTTGGTGGACTCCCAAAAAAGATTTTACTGGTGTTATTGATCATGAGTTTGGTCATTTTGTGCAATTTAATTATTCAAAGCTTGCTGGTAGTACTTTTGATGCTTGGGAAGATGATCAAAAAAATCAAAGTTGGGGAAATAAACTTATCTATAAAGCGCTGGAAAATAGTGGTGAAGAATTAAGTAGAGATAATGTGGTAAAACACTGTTCAAAGTATGGTGCAACTAATAATTATGAATTATTTGCTGAATATTTTTCTAATGAGAGTGACGATCCTGTTGTTAAAGAATTTAATAAATTGTTAAATGCAGAAAAATGTTTTAAGAAGGTGGAAAAATGATTGTGCCGCCTAAGGAGATTATTGATTTGTTAGAAGTTAAAAATGGAGAATTAACAATTAAAGATACGGCTAATAAAACTCAATTAGTAAAGTTTGTTGAATTTAAACAAGAATTAGCCAAAAGAAATATGATGCATTCGGATTAATTCTGAGTGCTTTTTATTTTCTTAATTAAATTCTTTTCAAGGGGAATCCTTTATTATCAAGGGTTCTCTTTTTTCGTAACTAAATATTTTGGACTTTTTACTTGTTTGCAGTCGTAAAAGAACAACTCGGATATTACAGTCGACCGGACTATAAATGAGGTGTTATTTATGTTTGAAAAGTTGCCAATGAATTTACAATTCTTTGCTGATCCGGAACCAGCTCCTGATAATGACGGTGCACCTGAGGGAGCTGATGGCGAGGACAAGGGTAAAAAAGAAAAAATATTTACCCAAGCTGAGTTAGATAAGATTGTTCAAGAACGTCTTAATCGGGCCTTGAAGAATAAGCAACAAGAAATTGATAATGCTAAGACCGAAGCAGCTAAGCTTGCTAAGATGAATAAGGATCAGAAACAAGAATATAAAATTCAGCAATCAGAACAACGGGCAGCAGATGCCGAAGCAGAATTGGCACGCTATAAAATGCGTGATACTGCTAAGCAACAATTGGTCGATGGTGGATATACTAATCCAACTGACGAAGATATCGACTTGATTGTTACTGACAAGGCAGAAACTACTCAAGAACGTGGTGAAGCCTTCCTTAATGCGTATGAACGGATTAAGGAAAAAGTTCGTCAAGAATTATTGAAGGGCAAGTCACCACGAATTAATGGTGCTCCCGCTGCCACAATGACAAAAGCAGAAATTTCAAAGATCAAGGATCCAATTAAACGGCAACAAGCCATTAAGGACAACCTTGGTCTTTACAATTACTAAGGAGGAATAATTAATATGCCAGCAGATGCAAATTTAATTACACAACAAGATTTAATTGCTCAATCAATTGACTTTAATGAACAATTCAAGGATGGGCTAGGAACCTTATTAGAAATTCTTGGGGTAACACGAATGACCCCAATGGCTCAAGGATCACAAATTAAGATTTACAAGTCAGAAGTTACTAAGGCTGATGGGACAGCCGGTGAAGGAGAAGAAATTCCACTATCCAAGGTTACTCGTAAGCTTGATAAGACACTAACCCTTGACTTCAAGAAGTATCGGAAAATGACAACGGCCGAAGCAATTCAATCTACTGGGTTCCAAGGTGCTGTTACTGATACTGACGCTAAATTAATCCGTGAAATTCAAAAGGATGTTAAGCAAGAATTATTTGACTTTACTGGAACCGGTACTACTAAGGCTTCTGGTGAGACGTTCCAAAAAGCGTTAGCCAAGGGATTAGGACAATTAGCAGTAAAGTGGGAAGACAATGATATTCAATCTGTTGCCTTTGTTAATCCAATTGATTTCTATGATTACTTAGCTAATGCACAGATTACTACCCAATCAGCCTTTGGTTTGCAATACGTCAAGAACTTCATGGGTGTAGATACGATTATTATGTCTAATGCTGTTAAACAAGGAACTATCAATTTGACCGCTAGCCAAAATATTAACTATGCTTATGCTTCAATTACTGGTGCATTGAGCCAAGCATTTAATCTTGTCACTGATGAAACTGGCTTAATGGGTGTAGCTCATGATGCTGTTAACAACCGTTTGTCATATGAGACAGTAATTCTTCTAGCTGGAAAACTTTATGCTGAACGGCTTGATGGGATTGTAACTGCAACGATTGGTACAGCGTCAAAATAACAACGTCCGAGGATAAGTCGGACGATAATCCAAAGGGTGACCAATAATGGAGCAACCAGCAACATTGGCAAACCTCAAAACAATGCTACAACTAAAATCAGATAAGCAAGATAATTTACTAAAACTCATTATTGAGAACACTGAACAGGCGTTACGATTTAAGTTAGGTATTAAAGGCGATGAAAACTTACCTAATGAGTTAGGTTTTATTGCTCTTGAAGTTTGCGTACGACGGTATAATCGAATTTCTAATGAAGGAATGGCTTCCTATTCACAAGAAGGACAATCAATTACTTTTAATTCATCTGATTTTGACGACTTCATGGAAGATATTAATGCTTGGCGTGAACAGCATGGAAAGAATGTCAAGTCTCTAGGGAAAGCTCAATTCTTCAATCCATACCGAGGTGATTCCAGTGCGTTACAATCACGAAATTAAATTCTTTAGTGAAGATAAGAGGCACTATAATCCAATTACTTCACAAAACGAAGGCGGAACGGGATTAATCGCTGATGTAATGGGTAATGTTACTGATGTTGGTGCTGACCGTTCTACAAAACTTTTTGGGAGTATTGTTCAAGGAATTAAGGTTATTCGTTTAGTTGAACCAATAGATGAGAAGTGGGCTTATTTAACAATTGATGATGGTAAAACTAAGTATCGAATGCGAACTACAACTACTCCATTGAAAAATGTTTCAATTTTGGTAGGTGAAGATATTGGGAAAGCCTAAGATGACACTTGAAGGACTAGACGAATTGCAAACAGCAATTAAAGCTAAAATGGATCTTACTGAAGTACCTCAAGTTGTAAAGAAACATGGTGCACAATTATCTAGTCGCACTCAATCTAATATGCAGACTGCCTATACACACGGTTATTCTACTGGACGGACACGGCGTTCAGTTAAACCAATCTTTAGTGATGGTGGTATGACCGTTTCAGTTGGTCTAACCACTGATTATTTCCCATACTTGGAATATGGCACTCGTTTTATGTCTGCAATGCCGACCTTAAAGCCTGCTTTTGATGTTCAGTCGCAAATGTTTATCAACGAATTAAAAAGGTTGATGCAATGATGAAATCTCCACAACAAGAATTGTATGATTATGTGTTTTTACAATCGATGAACAAAGGATATGACACTTACGACCATTTACCAATGGCTTCTGAGAACGTTGATTATCCCTTTGTGACCTTGGAGAATATGAATTTAGTACCACTGCCAACTAAGACTTCAATTGGTGCTGAAATTAATCTCGCAGTAAACGTGTGGGGCAATCAAGATCAACGACTAACGGTTGATACTATCGCTAGTTCGTTGTTAATGATTGCCTCTTTGTCGTTTAAAACGGCAGATTATCGGTATCGTGGTCGAATGAGTGGTAGTGATTATCAAATTATTCAAGATACGAGTGTTCCCGATACTGTTTTAAATCATGCAATTGTTAATTTGAAATTTAACTTAATTTAGAAAGGATGAAAATTACATGGCAAATAATGATATTCAATACTTACAGGGTATTGATACAGTGGCTTATGTTCGTTTGCTTGAAAATGCAGCAAAGGAACGTGGGCAACTTATTCCTTACCAAACATCACTAGATTTTGATCCACAACGTGATACAGATACCACTCAAACGAAGCAAGGCGGGGTTCCTACCACTTCTTCATTAGAAACCGACTTAGAAATTGAGTTCGTACACAACATTAGTAAGGTATCTGATGATTTAATGACTTCACTCTTGAAGAACAAGGATATTGAAGTATGGATTGTTTACCGAAAGCGTCGTAATGCGCAAGGCCAATACTTTGCTTGGTACATGCGTGGGATTGTGTCCGAAGATGAAAACGAAAACGACCCAGATGATAATTCAACCCGTGATGTAACCTTCACAATTAAAGGAGAACCACAACGGGGATGGTTAACATTACCAGATGATGCAGAAGAAGAACTTGCTTATGTCTTCCAAGGTATCGGTCAAGTTACCGACCAAGATAAGCAAGGCGGTGGCATAGCATTTGTTGATGGTGATGCAGGTAAAGGTTCTGCTGATGTACCAGCGAGTAAGTGAAGAAATAACGAATGAAGGAGAATCATAATAATGGAACTTAAATTAAACGATAAGACAATTGAATTAAACTTTGGTGTGCGATTTGTCCGTGAGCTTGATAAGGTAGCGGGGATGTCAGTAAACGGTCAGTCATTTGGTTTTGGCTTAACCAAATCGTTACCAGCACTGCAAGCATATGATCCAGCAGTATTGAGTGATATTATCTACTCTGCAGCTTATGGAGTTAAACCACGACCAACACAAAAAGTGATTGATGATTTTATTGATAACTGCAAAGACCTAGAAAAAGTATTTGATGAAGTCCAGAAAGAAATTAATGAATCTAATGCTGTTAAGGTAGCAGCAAAAAACATGAAGCCCTAGGAAATCTAACAAGCGAACAGCAATACCATGAAATATTGCTTAATAGCTTAGCTTTCCTGGGCTTTTCTCGTATTGAAGATATTGAAAAGATGGGATTGCGAGAATATTATTTACGGCTTGAAGCATATAACCTCCGCCGGGTACAAGAACAAGAGGATATCGCCGTTCAAGCATGGTGGAATCACTTGGTTACCCAGCAAAAAGGAAGTGCTAAGCACCCTAAGCCACGTTTTAGAGAAATAACTGAATTATATGATGAACAAAAGATGATTGATAAGGTGCGTTCTAGCTTTGAAAGTGATTATCAACCACAATCTTTTAGTCATAAATCAGTTAATCGTGCTGAAATCTTTGCTAAGCGAGTGGAAGAGTTTAGGAAACTAAAACAAGCCGGCAAGATTATCCCGCTTAAAGAAAGGGGGATAAGTCATGGCTGATTATAGTGTTAGAGCAATTTTATCTGCAGTTGACCAGTCTTTTAGTTCTACTCTTGCAAGAGCGGGACAGGCGACACAAGCATTTGGGAATTCTGTAAATTCTAAAATGCAGGGTGTTGGTAAAGCTATGACTGTTGCTGGTGCCGCTACTACTGCAATGGGGATGAAGTCTGTTAAATCATTTGGTGATTTTCAAGCTTCTCTGAATAAAGCAGCGGTGGTAGCTGGTGGGACATCAAAGGATATAGATGGACTGGCTGATGTTGCCAACCGAATGGGTGCTATTTTACCAATTAGTGCTCAAGATGCTGCTGATGCCATGATTGAAATGGCACAGAACGGTGCTTCACTTGAAGATTTAAAGAAGCAATTTCCTGCTATTGCTGAGGCGTCAACAGCCGCTGGATCAGACCTTCAAGCAACTGCTGGCGTTGTACAACAATCAATGAATATTTGGTCAGATAGTTTAGAATCGCCTGAGCAAGCTGCTGGCATTTTAGTTCAGACTGCGAATGCCTCAAAAGCGTCAATTGAGGATATGCAACAAGCTTTGGCAACGGTTGGATCAGTTGCACACATGGCTGGAATGGATATGGGAACAACATCTGAAGCTATTGGGTTAATTACAAATCGTGGATTTAGTGCCGCTCAAGCAGCAGATGACTTGAATCATGCTATCACTCAAATGTTAGCTCCATCTTCTATTGCAAAAAAAGAAATGGATGCATTAGGTCTATCCTTTGTTGATAGTGCCGGTAAGATGAAACCTTTCCCACAAATTCTCCAAGAAATTGCAGATAAGACTAATGGAATGGGCGATGCTCAAAAAACAGCAGCGTTAAAAGCAATGTTTGGTGCCGCCGGTATGAAAGCAATTGCTCCACTCCTTGACGCTATTAATGATAAGACTGGTAGTGCCCAAACCTCATGGGCCGCATATGCCGCTGAACAAGATAAAGCTGCGGGGTCGACGGCTAAAGCCACTAAATTCCTTTCTGAGCAAGCTAATGATATGCAAAAGAATATAGGTTCAAAGATTGAACAAGTTGGTGGTAATTGGGAAGCACTTCGTAATAAGGCAATGGCTGCTAAGGGTGGAGTTAATGGTGCCTTACTAGACATGATTAACCAGACCCTAGAATGGGCTACTACTTCTGATAGTTCAATTGCTCAATTTACTCGGAGCTTTATTGGTTTGTCGCCTGTTATTGGTCCAGCAATCACAGCAGTGGGTGCTTTTACTACTAATGTTGGTAAGATTGTAGGTTTAGTCGGTGGTGCTATTGGTGCTATTGGTAATCTAGGACGAACATTTATTGTTTTGAAACAAGCTTCTGATCTTACAACAGCTATAACAGGATTAGAGAAGTTAGCTAAGAAGTCTACAATCGCTAAAACTGCCATGTATGGATTAAAAGGTGTTCGTGCAATTTTTGGCCCGTTAAAGGCTGCAATTGTAGGAACAACTGCTGCCGAAGAGGGAATGGCAACTGCAACTGCTGCTGCAGCTGTTCCATGGGGATTGATAGTTGCTGCCATTGCTGCAGTGGTTGCTGCCTTAGTTATCTTCTTCACTAAAACAAAACTAGGACAACAAATTTGGGCTAATTTTGTAAATTGGTTAAAGCAGGCATGGGCTAGCTTAAAACAATTAGCTTCCACCGTTTGGAATGCAATAGGCCAAGCAGTAACACATCCTGTTGAAACAATTAAAGGTTTGTGGAATGGCTTGACTAGTTGGTTTAGTCAGTTATGGCAAAAAATTGTCACTACTGCTAAATCGTTGTGGAATGGATTTGCACAATTCTTTGTTCCAGTAGTTGAAGCAGTAAAAAATATTTGGAATAGTATTTCAGAATTTTTTAGTACATTGTGGCAAGGCATAGTTACTACTGCACAAGGTGTTTGGAATAGCTTTGTGCAAGGTATGACTCCGATTGTCGATGCTTTTAAGAATCTATGGAACGCATTGACAGAGTTTTTCAGTACTTTATGGCAAGGTATCGTAACAGCAGCACAAGCTATCTGGCAAACTTTCGTTCAGATTTTTACTTCGATTGTAGAAGCAATTAAAACTATCTGGCAAGGATTAGTTGAGTTCTTCACTCCACTTTGGCAGGGCATAGTTACAACAGCGCAAGCTATCTGGCAACAATTAGTCACAGTAGTGCAAACTGTTTGGGATAATATTAAGACTATTACACAAACCGCAATTCAAGTTATTGCTCAAATTATTCAAACAACTATGCAGATTGTTCAAAGTATTTGGTCTACTGTCTGGGATGTAATCAAGACGGTAGTCCAGACTGTTTGGACAGTTATTTCAACAATAGTTTCAACTGCAATTAATGCAGTTGCTGGAATTATTAAAGCAGTAACCGCAGCAATCAAGGGTGATTGGTCTGGTGCATGGAACGAAATTAAAGGTGTCGTTTCAACAGTTTGGAATGGTATAAAAACGATTGTTAGCACGGTCTTTAATGCTGTTAAGTCGATCATTAATAGTATTCTGAACGGGATTAAATCAGTTTGGAGTTCTGCTTGGAATGGTATTAAGAGTATTGCTTCCAGTGTTATGAATGGGATACGATCAGTCGTATCTAGTGGTATGAGTAGCGTTCGTTCAGTAGTTTCAAGCATGATGAGTTCTGTTCGATCTGCATTTAGTGCTGGCTGGAATGCTGCAAGGAGTGTAACTTCTAGTGGTATTCACAGAGCAGTCAATGTAGTGCGGTCTGCAGCTAGTGGAATGATTTCTGCCGGTCGTAACTTTGTAATGGGCTTTGTTAATGGTATTCGTGGTGCAATTGGTGCTGCTGCTAATGCGGCTGCAAACATGGCACGGTCTGCAATGAATGCTGCTAAATCAGCATTAGGGATTCATTCACCATCACGTGTTATGCGTGATCAGGTTGGTTATTATGTTGTCGCTGGATTCGCTAAGGGGATGAACGACAATACCAACATGATTGAAAAGGCTGCTAATAACCTTGCAAGTTACGCTGTCCCATCAGTAGATATTGGCAATTCAATTAATGGTGTCCTTAGTCATGGCAATGTCAGTAATAATATTGGTGGTACGATCGACCATCAGTTAAACATTAATCAGCAACCAGCCTATATTAATCTTTCACTGGGCGGAACAGAATATACAGCGTTTGTTGAAGATATTAGTCGTGAACAAGGAAATCAAAGTTCTTTAAGACAATTTAGATTTTAGGAGGTAAAAGTTATGTATGGATTTACGAATATGGATATTAATCCATCAATTAACAGTCCCACCCGCCCGGTGGAGGCAATTAATTATGGTGGTCATTGGTTAGATGATGAAATCACTGGTTTTACTACTTTAGTTGTGAGTGGTCGACACACATTCTCACGAAAAATAAATGATGTTGATTTAACTGGTGACGGCAATATGTATTTGTCATCTAAATTAGAAAGTCGCAAACTAGAAGTTAAATTTATGATTGAAACTGATTCAATAACTGAATATAACCGTCAGATGGAACAGCTAAACATTATTTTGTCTAGCCCCCATCAGCAGTTACTTTTCGCTGATTATCCAGAAGCAGTTTATGTAGGTACCGTGACGGAAATTAAAATGAATAACGATACTTTGAATGATGCAGGTACAATTGAGATTGAATGCAGTGATCCGTTTGCTTATAGCAATGAACAGACCGCTACATTCACTGGTACAAGTTATAAGGTTCCATCAATGGGGCTGAATTATGATCAAACACCAGACACAATTATTTTCAGTCCTAGCGCTGATATTTCATCTTTGATAATTACCAATGGCGATAAAAAGATCGAAATTAACCAGGAAATTTCAGCCAATGTAAAGGTACTAATAGATTTTAATAATTTGGACGTGGTTATTAATGAAGTTTCGGCATTGATGAATGTGACTCTTGATAGTAATTTAGGCGACTTCTATATTAGGGACGGTGATACAATTAATTTTTCAGCAGGTGGAAATATTGAAATTAAGTACAGGGTGAAGAAATTATGAGGATGTATCTATTAGATAAGAAGCAACGTGTTAGACGTTGGCTTAAAGATAATGATTTCGTTGAAGCAGAAATGACGGAAGAAATTAATGCAGCTAATCAGATTAACTTTTCTTTGCCCTTGAAGGAACGAGTTGCGGATAATATTTACTATGTCGCAATCCCTACACCAAGAAGCAAGCAACGTTATTTACTATTTAAATTGCTTAGCGAACAAGTCAAGAATGACCGAATTGAATACCAAGGAATCGAAGAAGCATATGATGAACTGAAACAGTACGGCTATATTAAGGATATTCGTCCTAATGAACGGACTGCGGAAGAAATGCTAAAAATGGTTCTTGAACCGACAAGGTGGTCATTGGGCGATGTTCCGGAAACCAATCATCAATCAACAAATTTCTACTATATTAGTTACTTAGAAGCTCTACAAAAAGTTGTGGGGCTTTTTAATATTGAGCTAACTTTTGAAGTTACGATTGATTCAAAGAGTAATAAAATAACCCGCCGGCAAGTCAATGTTTATAAGCAACAAGGACAGCGGACGGGTAAGAGATTTGAATATGGTTCTAATTTATTGACGGTTGAGCAGGAGCAGAATAGTCAAGAATTGATTACTGCCTTAGTCGGTCGTGGTAAAGGTGAACAAGTGTCGGAAGGTCATGATGATACTCCTGATGGTTATGGTCGACGGATTACTTTTACCGATGTGGTTTGGTCAAAGAAGAACGGTAATCCAGTTGATAAACCAGCGGGTCAAGAATATCTTGTTGACCCGGAAGCAACTGAATTATATGGATTTAGTGATGGTAACCCTCGTATTGGTTTAACTGTCTTTGAAGATATTGAAGACCCAATTGAGCTAATCAATGCCACCTGGCAAGCCTTACAATCGTTAAAACGACCAAAGGTGAGCTTTAAAGCTGATGTTACTGATGTTGGTAACCTTGGACTTGGTGATACTGTTGCGATTATTCGCCATGACCTAAAGATTGAATACTTTACACGAGTTTATAAAGTAAAGCATAACCTACTTGATGAAAATGATAATCAAATCGAACTGGGGGATGACTTTAGCGGTCATAGTATCACTAGTTCAATTATCAAGGTTGATGGGATTGCGAATGAAGCAAAAGAAGTGGCTGGTCATGCTGCTATTGCGGCGAACGGTAAGAATAATAATTACTATTCTTCTGTTCAACCACTTGCACCTATTGAAGGTGACATCTGGTACAAAGATCTTGGCAATGGCGAAACCGATATGTATCAATATCACAATGGTGGTTGGGTATTTATCCAGTCTACTCGTGATTTACATATTGTTGAAAATCAGGTTAAGGAAGCACAGCAGGGTCTTAACCAAGCCAAGGCCGACATCATCACCAATAAGCAAAAGGCTGATACCGACATTGAGAATCTCAACAAGTCAATTGCAGCTAATAAGAAGACTGCTGATGATAGCTTACAACGGTTAAGTGATGGCATTACTAAGTTACAAGGTCAGTATGATAACAACATTGTTCCTGATTTAACTAAAGTAACTAATGATGTAGCTGATGCCTTGCAGAAGTATATTTCAGCGCAAAATAATATTGTTGATCTAACCAAGCATGCTCAACAACAAGGTAAAAACATTGCTGACGTGACTAAGACGGTTGATGGTTTGAATATCAACTATGCTAACCTGCTAGGGGATGTTAATTCCACAAAAGTTGATGTAAAGGGTATGCAAACCACACTTGGCAATGCAAGTGGTGATATTGCACAGTTAAAGCTTGATGCTCAAAACTTACAAACGTTATTAGCAGGTAAGGTTGATAATGCTACTTATACCAATTTTGTTAATCTGACCAACCAAGCGCTGAATGCTAAGTTAACGGCTAGCGACTTGAACGGTTATGCAAAGACGGCTGACTTACAAGCAACGGCTAATGGGTTAAAGTTTAACATTGATAGCGTTACTGATTGGATGAATAATTTGAAGATTGGTGGACGGAATTTAATCCTTAACAGTGATAAGGATATTGTTATCGAATCAAAAACCACAGATCCTTGGCCCGCTTGGTGTAATAAAGCAATTTATTGGGATTTAACCCCAGGCGAAACGTATACTTTTTCGGTTTCAGCAACCAATACTAATAACGTTCAAGAAGCTTCAATGCGAATTTGGAATTCAGCAAGTAATAAAGAAATCGGCTCAGCTAATTTCTATTTCTTAGCAGATGGAAAACGACATTCAAAGACATTTACAATTCCAAAAGATGGAACAAGTTATAGTGTTTGGTTATATGCAGGTCATATGGGAAAATCGAGGGAAAGAACTTTGCAACTACTTTCCATCACCCTATGCTTCAAGTTGGGAATGCTGGAACAGAGTGGGTGCCAAGTACGGATGATGTTCAACACGATTTAACTGAACTGTCTGGCCGAATTACTGCAACTAGTCAGCAATTTAGTAGCTATTACACTAAGTCGGAAACCGATAATAAAACCAATTCTGCTAAGAATGACGCCATTAACACAATCAGAAATGATGGAAACTGGCAAGGGTTAAGTAATATTCTGACTAATTCAGGATTTCTCCAAACTGCTGATGGCTTTATGCAAAAGGTTCAACAGACCACTGTTCCTATGTTTAATGGCGGTGGAGTTAATCTACTACTAAATACCCAGAATTTTGACCATAATTGGGCGTGGGATAATATTGATCACAGTTATGCAAAGGGTGTCCTTACATTATCTGATACGAATAATGGTAATTCGAGAATGTACCAAGGGCTTGCTGATAATCCTGCTGGAAAAACATTTTCACTTTCATTCAATGCAAAAATTAGTGCCGATTGTGATAGTGAAAATGTTAGCATCAAAGCTGGCCCATATGATGCACCCAAATGGATTACCGTAACTGGCAAAAATTCACAGAGTTATAAGATAGAAGGTTGGAAATGGACTGGTACTTCTATTAATTTCAGTCTTTATGTAATAGGCGGGAAAATAGATATATCTAATCTAAAACTGGAGTATGGTTCCGTTGCTACACCTTACTCGCCTAATCCCGCCGATTTAGCAACTCAATCAGCTTTTTCGGAATTATCACAATCATTAGAGGGATTGCGTTCAACAGTTGGGAGCAATTATGGAGACTTGCAATCACGGATTAGTCAAAGTTCATCCACTGTTCGTACTGATTTGACTAATAAAATTAATGGCGTCCAGAACCAGGTAACTACGACTGCTGATGGTCTGAATGCTAAGATCGGTGCTATTCAGATTGGTGGACGCAATTACTTAAGAAATTCTGATAAATCCATTACTGGTTGGGCACAAGATTTAGGAGCAATTCCTAATGAAGTATTAAACGAACTAGCGGGTAAGACGATAACTGTCTCATGTGATGTTGAATGGTCAGGATATGCACATGATAATAGCAAACAAAACCGATTAGGATTTGAGGCGTCTGTTACTGGAAGCGATGGACATAGCTATTGGCTCGGAGCTTGGAAGAATCCGACAATTCTTAGTGGCAAGGAACGAATTTCAACACAATATACATTACCAGCTGGAGTTACATTTACCGTTAATAACAACGGTCAAAATGGGTATGTCAGCATTAATGGTTCTGGAAAAGTAAGTCACGCAAAAATAGAAATTGGTAACAGAATGACTGATTGGTCACCTGCGCCCGAAGATGCTGAGCAGGCTTTTGCCGAAGTCAATGCAACCATTAACGGCTTGAAGTCTACTGTTTCTGGTAACTACGGAACGCTTACTAATCAGATTACGCAAACTACTCAAACTACTCGCAATGAAATTACTAATAAAATTTCTGGGTTGCAAACACAGCTCACTCAGCAAGCTAACAGTTTTAATGTGTCACTTAATTCTCTACGCAAAGAAACAGTCTGGCAAAAAGTTACATCTGCAATTGATGCTAATAATTACAGAACAACTGGTAATTATTGGGTTCAATCTACGCCCAGTACTAACACTCCCGATAGTTCAGCATGGGCATATCTTCAAGTAGTTGCATATCCAGATGTAAAAAGGGTTAAACAAACTTGGCAAAGGGATAATGATGAAAATCAAGCTTATACACGACTGTTGGTTGGTGATAGATGGACTGCTTGGCAGCGGACAGTAACTGGTGGTAATATCATGGCCCAAATCAACATGTCCGCCGGCACAACCTTAATTCAAAACGATAAAATCTACATGGACGCTTCTTCAACGGTATTTTCGGGTAATGCATTTATTCCTAGTGCAGCGATTACTTCACTAAATGCGGATAAGATTACCACAGGAACGTTGAATGCGGCGAATGTAAATATTATTAATCTGAATGCGAATAATATTACTACTGGGACAATTAATGGTCAGAATTTGAAGATTAATTTAAATACCGGTGAAATTCTATTTCAACATGGAAAAATCACATCAACTTTAGGAACGTTAAATATTAATGTTGATACTGGAATTATGAGTGTAACTGACATGAATGGAGCTGGTGTTTATTATAGCAATGGCGAAATGTTCTTGAATGATGGGCCAATTAATGGTTGGTTTAATAATCCAGCTTTTGGAGGAATACGCCGATCTCCATTTGGATGGAAAAACGGTTCAACCGGTATTCAAATGTATTCTAAAAATGGGGTATCGTTAGAAACGTCAAATTACAATGGTGGCTTTGCTAATGGTTCAATCATCGATAGTACTTCAACTGGAGCTGCTGTGGAAGTTGATAGTAGTGGTAGTACGACTATCAATGGTGCTAATGTAACATCTGTTGTTGGTGGATCTCAATTTGAAACTGGATCAATGGGCTTTAAGAACCGTGCACATATTTGGGTAGGCTCAAATATAACCGGAGAAAGTGGTAATCGGATTGTAATGGACGGAGATTTTGTTCATATAATATCTGCATATCGTCATACTACTGGTGATGCTCCTAATCTATTTGTTGCTAACGATGGAGCCTTAGTCCGTTCAACATCAGCTTCTAAATATAAGACAAATATTAAGCGAAGCCATTCTACCGATTATGGGGAACGGCTTTTAAATTTGCCTGTAGCAACTTGGATTGATAAGGGACAAAAAGAGCGGTATGAAGCTGGCAAACGGCATATTAAACCAAATAAATATTTTGGTATGATTGCCGAAGACTTGGCTGATGCAGGATTAGACTTACTGGTTTCTCGTAATGTTGATGGTGAAATTGAAGGTATCCAATATGAACGAATTGCACCGGCATTAATTCCAGTAATTAAGAAATTAAAAGATAAAGTAGAAAAATTGGAGGAAAAATTAAATGAACAATCAAAATAATATTGATATGAACTTAGTTGCAAATAGTCTTAATCAGAAACTTATGGTAGCTAACTATACAGCTGCATCATGGGAAGCTAAGGCTACACAATTAGAAAATGAGAATAACCAGCTTCAAGCCCAATTAGATCAATTGAAACAACAAAACAACAAGAAAGGCGGTAAATAATTATGGCTTTAACCAAAGAAAAACAAATTACATTAGTAGGGCATTCAACAATCAACGGAACGGAAGTGGCACGATTCAATGCTCAAATTGCTACTGATTTAACTGCACAGACCACTATTAATACTTACATCTATAATCAGGAACTATATCGAAAGAATTTAAAGCAAGTTCGTGATGATTCTGATGAATTCCGGACATACATCCGTAAACAAGAAGATGAAGCATTTAGCGAAGTGGCAACTGAAACGGAAGAATAGATTGATATAGAAACGGGGGATAATCGTGCCATACCATTTATTTATGCTTCATCAAATGCAAACGCTGATTGATGATAAACTGATGTGGGCATTCACAATTGTTATGATTGTGGATTTAGTTACCGGTATGGTAAAACCATATTATGCGAAGAAAACAGCACGAAAGACTAATAGTTCTGTAGGAATACCAGGACTGATTAAGCACACAGTAATTTATTTAGTAGTAGTAATTGCTTATCCATATCTGTTTACGATTGGTGCAAGCACAATGGCTACTACTTTTTTAATTGCATGGATTTATCAATATTTAATTTCAATTATTGAGAATTGGACGGAGATGGGTTGGTGGTTGCCTAAACCAATCATGGATTTCTTTGAAGCCAAATTGGCTAAGGATCAAGAAGATTATGATCCGTCTAAGTACAATTTCCTTGGAAAATATAAAGGAGGTAAGAAGTAATGCTAAAAATGGTTGATGTGTTTTCTGGAAGTCCACGTTCTTTTGCAACGCTACCAGAGACAGATATTACAATGGTTAAGGCAACGCAAGGTACAGGCTATGTCAATCCAGCTTGTAACACAGACTATGCTAATGCAAAGGCTGCTGGGAAATTATTAGGTCTGTATCACTATTGTGCTGGTGGTAATCCCATTGCAGAAGCAGATTATTTCATTAATAATATTAAGAATTACGTAGGTGAGGCAGTATTAGCTGTTGATTGGGAAGAATATCAGAATTCTAGCTGGGGTAATTATGGTTATGTACGGTAATTTGTTAATCGTGTACACGAGTTAACAGGTGCTTGGTGTATGATCTATGTATCACAATCTGAAATTCGGCAAGTTGCTAACTGTGTAAATGATTGCCCGCTGTGGGTTGCTTATTACAAGTATTCTCAACCTCTTAAATGGAATTATCAGGGTGCTGGTTTTAGCATTGCTCCTTGGGATGTATTTACTGTCCACCAATTCACTGGTTCTGACATGGACCGTAACATGGTCAACACTACCAAAGAAGGCTGGTTAAAGATGGCTAACCCGAATAATAATGTATCTATTCCAGAACCATCACCAGTTCAACCGGTGGAAGAACATAAGGAACTCAAGGAAATTTCTTTTGTTGATGATTTAGGAGATACTTGGTTTAAGGAAGACGGTAAGTTTACTCTTGATGTTGCAGTTAACCTGCGTTATGGTGCTAGAATCACATCAGATATTATTGCAACTTTACCAGCTGGTTCTACTATTAAGTATGATGCCTTTAGTCGTCACGCTGGATATGTTTGGATTCGCCAACCACGAGAGAACGGCTATGGTTACATGGCTGTCCGTGATGCTCAGACTAACCAGCCATTTGGAAAATTTGAATAAATATAAAGAGGTGAAGGACCTCTCGTATTTAACACTAATCCTGATTGTTGCATTGATATGCAATGGTCGGGATTTTTTTCGTATTATATATGAGTGCTATATAATAGTAGAAAAAGGACACAAATGGGACACAAATTCTAGTTAAAAGTTGTTATATCAATAAATTTAGCCCCCACCGGAGGCATATTATTGCTTTCGTACAAAAGTGTCAGCTAAGCTAATGAAATAGGAGAAAGCTTGTTAAATCAGGCTTTCTCCTATTTTTCGTTTAAATTGTTAAGCCTTTGAAATGGTACGAATTTGTGCATCCGGTGCACGAATTCGTACGGTTTATAATAATAGATTTAGCACTTTATCAAACCTATAACCCTTATATGCAAAGTTAATCCACGTTTTTCCTAGTAATTGTTAGTTATGTCGATTCTACTTATAAAAGTATAACATGACCATAACATAAGCCACTGACAGACACCTTTGATAATAATAATTGCCGTTATCTTTTATTTCCGATATTATTACCTATAATTGGAGGGATTTTAGATGGTTGAGATTCAGAAAATATCGACTAAGTCATCAGATTTTAGGAATATTAAACAGGTTTATAATACAGTCTTTCCGCAAAATGAACGGTTACCGTTATCTTTCTTAAAAATGCGGGCAAGGGCTGGTAAAGCTGAATTTTGTAGTATTTATGACCATCAAACATGGGTTGGCTTTTTCTATACTGTATATGATCAACGAATAGCTTATATTTTCTTTTTAGCGATTGATCCTCAGTACCACGGGAAAGGATATGGAAGTGCTGCTTTAGCGGAAGCAAAGAAACGTTATGCTGATAAGATACTTTCATTAAGTACTGAACGTCCTAATACCCATGCTACTAATAATGAACAGCGAATAAGACGGCACCGGTTTTACGCAAAGAATGGTTTCGTTAAGACCGGTTTCTATACCGTTGAAAAAGATAATGAGGAATTTGATTTTATGAGTACCCAAGCTGATGTTAATCCGCAACTTTATCAGCAATTAATGAATCGTTACTTAAGGCATCACCGTCGTTACATGCCATTTAAGATCATTAGAGAATAG